GTTAATCAGGTGAGGATAACCTGTAAAACCTCATATATTTTTTGTTGACATAAATATATAAATAATGTAATATCATGTTGTCCTTTGATTCAATTAACTTATCAAAGATTTTTTCATTCAGCCAAAATAAGTACTAACTAACTGTAAGTCCGAAGCATTGTTTAGCTTCAACCCAAAGAAAGGAACTCTTATGAGGTATTTTATTTTACCTATATTGTTATTGTTAAGTATTAGCACTACTGGTGCTCAAGATTTAGCATATGATGAAACAGACTATTCTCAACTAACAAAGAAAGAGCAAAGACAAGTCAATTGTTTAGCTCAAAACATTTTCTTTGAATCTGGCGCAGAACCCTATAAAGGTAAAGTTGCTGTCGCTATGGTCACAATCAACAGAACTAAAGCTAGTCAATATCCAGATAATATCTGTGGTGTTGTCAAACAAAAAGTAAAAGGTGTTTGTCAATTCTCTTGGGTGTGTAATTCAGAGAAGAACATTGTATACTACAAAAAAACAGAAACATATCAAGATATTTTAAAACTTGCTACTTTCGTTTATCTGAATAACGACTATATAAATGATATCACTAAAGGTGCTACTCATTTTCATACAGTTGATATCAATCCAGGTTGGTATAATCTGAAAAGAACCATTAAAATAGGTAGACATGTATTCTATAAATCAAAACAGAAAGTAAGCAAAACATGAAGAAATTCTTATTAATCGCTTTATTAGCATTAACCGCACAAACAGCTATTGCGGCTTCTGAAGGAGTTGTATATACTTGGAAAGTAGAAAAAGTGCTTGACGGTGATACAGTCAAGTTTCAAGTACCTTTTCTACCTGCTCCTCTTAAACCAGTATTGTCAGTTCGAGTATTAGGTGTTGATACACCTGAAAAGAAACCTAGACATCATTGTGATAAAGAGGATGCGCTCGCACAAAAAGCTTCTGCATTTACAAAAGAAACAGTTGCAAAAGCGAAAGTAGTTCAAGTAAAATTAGTTGATTGGGATAAGTATGGTGGTCGTGTTTTAGGTGAAGTACTGATTGATGGTAAACCATTGTCAGAATTACTCATTCAAAACGGATATGCTCGTGCTTATTTCGGTGAAAAGAAGTCTGATTGGTGTAATTAATTAAAATGGAGTTATTATGAGTATTGAACAATTAGAAGTAAACGTTTTGTCTAACCCTGCTGACCGTGATAAGTTATTAGGTGTACTAAAAGAGTTATCTGCATCTATGGCAAGAGTTGAAGGTGAACGTAGTTTCATGAAAGAAGCGATTGCTGATATCACAGAGCAATTACAACTTCCTAAGAAACTAGTTGCTAAAATGGCTAAAGTTTATCATAAACAAAATTATGATGAAGAAGTTGCAACACATGAACAATTCGAAACACTATATCAAACAGTGGTAAAATAATATGGCGATAAAAGCATCAAAAGAAGAGATTATGAATTTCTCTAAAGAAATAGAGAAAATCGTCAGTGAAACTGATTATAATCACATTGAAGCTATTGTTGAGTATTGTAAACTAACTGGTCTTGAAATAGAAGTTGCATCATCATTGATTTCACCTGCATTAAAGAGTAAAATACACTATGATGCACAACATAATAATATGTTGAAAGAAAAAGTCGTGAGGTTACCATTTTGACAGGATATGAAGCTTTTTGTCTGTATACAGGTTTGAAGCTTCATTTTACTAGTTCATATGATTATTTTAAATATAATGGTAAAGTGAAGGTCACTGTTGATGCATTCGATAATCGCAGAGACAAATATTTTTTTCACAGAATAGCAAGAAAATATAATAAAGAAGAGTTTACCGACTTTCTAGTTGCAAACTTTCTCGAAGACCCAGGTGTATGGATAGGTAAGCTTCTTGATGAAGAAGCAAACGAACGATATGTTCAATATCAGAAAAATATGCAGAGCCTGGGTTATATTTTCGAAGAAGACTGTAGACATTTATTTGAATCTGTAGATAACCCTAACGACATATTAAAAACGAGTGGAGAGCATCCTGTTCTTCTTAAAAAAGCATTTCGTAACGAAGTGTCTATTCAAACAGTCTATATTCTAAATCAAATATTAAACTTTGTTCCTGTATGGAAACAAAAGATAGTTGATACCATAGTCTGGCCCAACTTTGAAAACAAGCTGAATAAGTATTCAGGGTTTATCAGAATAGACTTGACCAAGTACAAATTAATATTGAAAAAGTGCTTGACATAGGTCAAAAGTCTGCTATAATTAAATGTAATTGAGAGAAAGTGTGTATAATGATTAGAAAAATTTATTTAGATATGGACGGTGTCCTATCAGATTTTGAACGTCGATATCGAGAAATCTTCGATACTGACCCTGCATTAGTTCGTGCCCACAAACAGTTTTCAGCACATTGGACTGAGTTTGTCCAAGGTCACCACTTCAATTGTTTAGATTATCATGAAGGTGCTTTAGAACTTCTTGAGTATCTTGCAGACAAAGACGTTGATATTGAGATTCTTTCTTCAAGCGGTGGTGAGAAATATCACGACATCGTTGAACAAGATAAAATTGTGTGGTTGTGTGAACACGGTATCTCATATCATCCTAACATCGTTTCAGGTCGTAGCAAAAAGAAAAACTTTGCAGGTCCTGATGCAATTTTGATTGATGATACTGAAGATAACATTCGTCAATTCGTTGAAGCGGGTGGACACGGTATCTATCACACAAACGTTAAAGAGACAATTGCTGAGTTAGATAGATTATTAAACGCATAAATACTCGATAAGATTTACTTAGAGGAAGATTTATGCTATCATTCAATCAATATTTAATTGAAGGTAATTTACTTCAGCAAAGAGTTAACAAACATCTTTCTAAAGGTGTAAGTATTGGTGCAGTGTCACCAGAAGGTGCTCATACGCAAGACAAAGAAGCACACGATAAAGCTCATGCTGATATTAAAGGCCACTTAGAGGCTGCTAGAAAAGCAGGTCACATTGGTGGATGGTCTGGTCCTCATAAAGGTCAGTATCAGTACGGTGGTAAAGATGAAGTAGCTAAAGAAGGCTCTTATCTTGTACATGCCGCAGGTGATAAACCTGAACATCATGAAAAGATGGTTGGTGCTTTGAAGAAAATTGGTGAAAAACATAAACAAGAGTCTGTTCTTTCTGTAAATAAAGAGAAAGAAGGACATTGGCATCACTTGTCTTCATCATCCAAATCAGGTGAAAAAGAGTATCAAGGCAAAGTAAAATACGATAAACCTCTATCACGTGAAACTGGTAGAACAGAGATGAAAAAAGGTGGTCATTCGTTTACAACTGTGAAATAAGGAGTATATTATGAAAGAAACAATCACCCGAAGTCAGTTTGAACAAGCACTAGGTGCTTATATCAAATACTATGACGAAAAAGTAGAACCTAGTCCTAAACTAGGGTTCGTAGCAGTAACAAGTTATAATTCTGCTAGAGGTCAAGAGTTACGTTCGATTTTAGATGAAAACAACATCGAAATCGTAGAAGACCCAGTAGAGAAGTTGCATGATTATGACCTCAAAGAAAGCGGTTTAAATCGCTTGAATGAGCTAATTTGGCAACTAAATAATTCGAATAAGTGACTTGCAAACACTGAAGTCATTTATTAGAATGTCGTTATGTATATGTGGATAAGTTTATATACATTTTAATACAATTTTATACATTTTTTATACGAGGTAAATTATATGTCAGATTTTTCAAGTCTAAAACGCAATCGCTCAGATTTCGATAAGTTAACTAAAGCGATTGAATCTTCAAATCAACCTTCAGAATCAAATTCACGTGATGATGACAGATACTGGACTCCTAGTGTCGACAAATCAGGTAACGGTATGGCAATCGTTCGTTTCTTGCCAGCACCTGCTGTAGATGGTGACGACGCTCTTCCATGGGTTCGAATCTTCTCACACGGCTTTCAAGGACCAGGCGGTTGGTATATTGAAAACTGTTTGACTACAATCGAAGGCAAGTGTCCTGCATGTGAACACAATTCAACATTATGGAACTCAGGTATTGAAGCAAACAAAGAAATCGTTCGTAAACAAAAACGTCGATTGCACTATGTATCTAACGTTCTAGTTATTTCAGACCCAGCTAATCCTGCTAATGAAGGTCAAATTAAACTATTCAAGTTCGGTAAGAAAATCTTTGAGAAACTTACTGAAGCTATGAATCCAGAATTCGCTGATGAAACTCCACTAAACCCATTTGATTTGTGGGAAGGTGCAGATTTC